TAAGAGGTGCAGACATTAGAAGAATCTCCTGTCGCCGTTAAAATAATCCACATCCGCTGTCCAGTTCTCTTCCAACTTCGTCGTCGGCCCATTTGGTGAGTCTTTAAACAAATCGTAGAAGTTCATTAGTTGTAATGCCTTCGTCCATTCATCGTCACACCGAGTCTTCGCAAAGTTGTAGTTCTCCATGTCAACTTCGTTCTTATTAGCCACATCCGTTACAAGGGACTGATAGAATACCAGTATTGCTCCGAATGTGTCAAGACGAATGAGCGTTTGATCGCCCTTTATTAGTTGGCTTGGGTTGAACGAACTGATCAACTGACTTTTATTGTTGTTTGTGTAGTACGTGGCACCAATTACGGTGTCACAATACTTTTGCCAGAATCCAAATTCAAGTTTGTATAACCATTCCTGGCTGGAGACCTTGAAATAATTGTCCCAATTCACTGACAGAGCCGAAGCCCTGCGTTCTGCCGCTGGATCGTAGAAGATTATGTCTGCTACGGTTGCTGTGCTTATTCTTTGATATGGGACGCTCATTCTATTCTCCTAGTAGGCCTGGACTTAACTTGATTAGGCTTGAGCAATATTGATTGCACCACCACGACGAAGATCGCCGACACCAGAGCCGAAATATCCGACGCCAGTTAACCAGATTTGCAGACCACCAGGTACTTCGCCTTGTTTAAGAGCAAGACCTTCCTTCATCACTGTGAAGATCGCGCTGTCACCGAAGTAAGCACCGATTAGAACAGCCTTAGGCAATTCATAAATCGTGCGCGTTGCGCCTGTTAAGAAGGTCGTAGACATAACTTGGCAACCGTAGATGTTTTCAATCTTACCGCTTGCTAACAGTTCGTTACCAAGTGCGGATAGATTTGTACCACCAGTTGTTGTACCAGGCTGATTAACAGCGCCGCCAGTCAATTCACCCAACAGACGATTCAAAGTAGAACCGGCTACAGGAGCATTACCATTGCTGTCAATGACGATGACTGGGTTACCAGGCATACGAGCAACTTTCCAGTTTTGTTTCACGTTGCGAATCATCTGAAGAACCGATGTGCTAGTGAAGCCTGGGGTAACAGCAGAAGGATTAGAACCTTGTGGAGCAAGTTCCATAGCGCCGAGTTGTAGAACACGTGTGAAGCCGTCAGCCGATGTTGCGTAGTATGTGTTAGCAGCATCTACCTTGAAAGAAGCGAAAGCAGCAGCAACACGTTGATCAACCTTTTCAGCGAACGACTCACCAAGTTCTGCACCAAGAGTAGCAGCCAATTGGAACGAAGTAGTCCAGCCGTAGAAAATGTCGAAACAAGTTTGAGCGACTGCAGGAGTAGCAGTGATGCTACCTTGAGTCAATGCAGGGTTCTGAACCACAGCATTACCAGTGCCGAATGTACCACCGGTACCATTAGCATTGTAGTCTTGATAAGTAATCGGTGCAAAGTTAGGCACCAAGAACTGATTACCCTGTGTAGGGGTAACGACATTGGTCATGTTAACAAGACCAACAGATTCGTGCATTGCACGGAGCCAATGTTAATTTAAGTTCGTTACGCTTAAACTCTACTTTCGTAGACTGTATATTTCTATACAGAGCAGACTATATCATAATCCTTTCGGATCCCGGGTGCTTCGTGTCACTTGACACTACGAGATTTCTCTCTAGTCGTTGAACCTTCATCATTTCTGATGCTCGGCTGCTGATTGTCTTTGCCATTACGCAGTAAGATGTTCCAGCAATTCTCCCAGTTATCATCCTAGAATTTCTCCTAGGCGCGCCCTCCATTTAAGCGAAATTTGAAATTGCAGTAGTGAAGCCGAACGCTTCATCATTGCCACCACCGAGTACATAAGCCATGATTTATCCTTTAAATTAAGTTGGCATCAGAGTATTTTTTGACTTTGGCCAGATACTGTTGCTGATACATTAGTCCCCTTTAGACCAATGTTCTTACCAAGACCATTGCGACTTGCCCAAGCATTAAATGCTGCGGGATCCTTGCTATAATCTGGTATGCCATCTTCCATGGCACCAGCGAACTTACCTTGACCAGGTCGTAAACCTGAACCACCGGGTAGATTACTCTGTTTCAGAAGTTTAGGGTTTCCCTTTGCGACTTCTTGAACTAACCCGTTGATTGTAAGTGGATTGCCATCTGAACCATATCGTTCTTGACCTTTAGCGTTTACGATGTTGTAAGTGCCATCATCATTCCATTGAATGTTTGACTTTACTTTCGTCAGTGCGTAATCTAAAAGATCGGGATCAAATTTATCTGACATTGCCCGCTGTATATCGCTGTCTAAATCTCTTTCGCGTAGTGCCTGATCCTTACGGCTCAAGTCTTGCTGAAGTTTATTAAACTGTTCATGCAGGTCATTGTTAGTAGTTCGTCCAGAACTTTTCGTCTGATTGCTCTCTACTGGCTGTGCGTTGCCACCGGTGTTTTGAGTAGCAGACATTCTTGTTACATACGCAAGAGCGGCTTCAACTGATTCAAATGACTGTCCTGAAGCATTGCTCAGGGCGTTCAATAAAGAACTTGTTGTACTCTTACGAATTGCACCAGGATTAATCTGTTGCTCATTGCTACCTTCTTGCGTTTCCGCAGACTGGTTAGTAGTCTGGCTTCCGTTGCCAACGGTTTGGGATGTTTCATCCATGATAAATTGCTTTCTGATTATATCGTAATCAACGAGTTTTGTATTTTCATACGATTCTGTATTTAGTCCGATTTAATTAAAGCGGCTTTCTTTCTTTGTATAGAGGCTTTATAAGTCGCTACTCTTTTAGCGATAGTCTCAGGACTATTCTTCTTACCCCGTTGTGCCAGGGCATTTTTTATTTTGTGTTCCTCTGAGGCAGGTCCTCTCTTTTTTCCTAGCCATGCGTCTTTAATATTTTGAGCATTAGTTTGAATGAATACATTACCGATCTTGTATGGACCCTTATCACCTACTCGGCTCATTACATACTGTCCTTTACCGCGGCCTCGTTCTTCCCAATGTCCTGACTTCTGCCAGATATCATACCAGTCTTCGAAGGTCAGTTCAAAGCCCGGATCTGCTAATCTATGGGCGCGATGTTGTTGAAATTTATCGTATGCGTCTAACATATCACCTACCCACGTTAAGCCCCGCAAGTTGGACCGCGATTGCTTGGGCGGGATACAGAGACATACCTGTTTGAATGATTGGAGTTCCGGCACCACCTAGTAAACTGGCGTTATCTCCGCCATCTCCACCGTCCCCGCCTTCATCAGCGGGTTCAGCATTGAACGGAATCTCTGTTCCAATGTCACCGCTTGTTACTTCATTCTCTTCCTCAGCCATCAATGCTCTGATAGCAGGGTCTTGAATAGTGGCAATGAATGCGTCTTGATATTCTTGTGCGCTTTCATCTGGACTTAGCATCGCAATCATCTCCTTGACGATCATCGCATCAACCATTGGGTTCATAGGAGCAAGAGTCTTAGCGCTGTTCATCAGAGCCATTCTGTATGCCGTGTCATGCGCTTCATAGTCAGTGTTGTAATTGATTCGTCCGGCCCATCTTACACCCATAAATCGACTGACGAATGTCCAGATCATACCTTCTGTGATTTCCATCAGACGGGCTTTAGATTTAGCAATGCGGTGTAGTTGTTTGCGTTCAGCAACAATAGCAACGCCGGATTGGACAGAGTTCTTGCTGTTACGCAATCCACCTAATCCGGTCAGTGCTTCTAATTGTTCCAGGATATCTTTCTGTGCTTCAATGATACTTGTCACATCACCTGTGTTAACTGCGATTGATTCTACTTGCCCGGATGTAGCACGGACAATAGCGCCGGCGTGTACTGGAATAGAGATGCCTTTATCAGCACGGATCAGAGTGTGAGCCATTTGTAATGAAGAATACTTCTCACATTCAAGTTTGTAGTATTCACGCATTGCGTCTGTGGCTGAATCAATATCACTGACTCCAAGATCCATTACACGCGGGTCTTTACGACCATACGCGATGAACAATGGTAGAGACATGCCGGGCGGGAAGAATCCTTCACTGGTTAATTTAGCCTCATCATCTAATCGCGGACCATTGGCGCCTTTATCTACCTCGTATGACTGCCAGTAACTTGGTGTTGAAGCATCACCTAAATAGTAGCATTTAATAGTGTAGCAATCAGTATCTTCAAACTCTTTTACTTTAACGAAACTGACCATTGGTCTGCCGCCGTAATATTCAAAGTCCCAATCCCATACATCAAGTGGATTGATGCTGGCTACGTAAGGTCTGCCGAGATTGCCTTCTTCTTCTTTTGGCATGTCAACTGCGATCCAGCAATGGCCGAAGATACTTGTAAGATCACCTACTTGTTCCATGAAGCCATTGAGACTACGGTTACGGCAGTCAGCATCTTTCAGAAACAGATCAGACCATTCAGTTGCTTCTGGATTGATCTTTCCACCAGTCTCGGTGCAGAACATAATGTTTCGTTTGATGCCTGGTTCGAATAACACATCATTGATTGTGTCCACGATGTAACGACAGATTGGCTGTGCTACGGTGTTACTGATCAAGTCGATATATAACGTTGAATCTTCTGATGGGCGCTTGCGTCTGGTTGATTGCTTGAATGCCAGTCCTCCCAAATATGCTGCCTCATACTGCATCATCTGTCTATATATGGATTGGTATAGCGAATTCTTTTCGAGTAATTCTTTTACGCGCATGGGTAGTTCCTTGTAGTTGGGGGCATAATATCTATTTAGTCAAAGGGTGACGATACCTGATATGTACTGCCATGTTATTGACTGGTATCATTCGTTCGCAACATGGGCATTGCTTTCGCGGTTGCGGCACACCTTTCTGTCTGCCGAATGGTGGGTTCTTTGGATCTGCTTCTCTGGCCACATACACCTCTTGTAGAGTGCCGGTGAATAGATGAGCGGGGTTGACACATAGATGATCACGGCATGTATGTAGGACATTGGTGCCTTCTATATTCATACCGGCATGCTCTGCCATTATACGATGAACGGCGCGCATACCTTTTTTGCCATTGTGGTCATCGCGGATTAAACCATATCCGATGTTGTTAGTGCCGCCGGTCCATAGCCAGCAGCCATTATTTTCAATAGTAATCTTTCTCAATATACGATCTATCACGGGTGTCTTTTTATGTGGCATCTGATTCCTTAGTTGTTATATCTATTTAGTCGTGGAAGATAAATATTGATATTAACTTACCATATAGTCTGGGGCCTCATCTGTCGTCCCCATAATCTCTTCCCAGGTTGGTCCACCTTTAAACAACGGGCTCTCTGGCATATGCTCAAGTCCTGGACGATTCAATCTGGCATATCGTTGGTCTGATGTGACATACTCTGCAATGCCACTGTCGGTATGCTCTATAGGGAACAGATGATGGATTAGGTAACGGGCGGCATCACCACATCCATCTATATGTGCGTACGCCTGTTCGGTATATTTGACTAACTTCTTCCGCGTTCCATCTTCATAATGATAAGTGGCCAGTGCCTCTAACAACAGAGTGTCCTCAGGCTTCACTACTAATCCGCCTCTGGCTATGAACGCATTTGAGGTGTTGTCTGTATCAGCGATCAGCGGGTTACTATTTCGGCTGTTGATAATCGTGAATCCATACTTCTCCAGCAATGTTCTGTCAGTGACGCCGAATGCCGATGTGGTATCTCTGTTGACTTGAGTACCGGACCAGTCAATCACAGAGTTCAATCTTCTCTTTGGAAAGTCTTGTCTGATTGCCTGTGCCATACCTTCAGTTGAACAATCGTTAATAGCATAGGTCTTTAACACTTCTATTCTGCCGTCTGGCTTATATGGATTGATGACTTGAGCCACAATAGCAGCCATCCTCCTTTTGTTGAAATCGTGTGCTGTATACAAATCACCGCCCCGGTCTAATACAGGTGAGCAGAACTTATCCTTGTTCCATGCGTAGAAGAATTGATCCTCGATGTTGTCGAACGAGGTCATGTAGTCCGATGCGAACTTAGCCGGTGACAACAATATCTTTTGTTTAGCAACGAATGTAGGGTCGCAGGATCGCATCTGAATGTAGTTGTAATGCCTGACTATATATTGATCAGGATATGCTATCGCTGTCTTATACATTGAGTAAAGCGGGCCGTTGCCCTTTGGCGTTGATATAACGATCATTCGTCCTTCAGTGCCGGGTTGTCCTACTCGGGGTCGAAGTCGATTAGACAATTCGAATAAAGCCTCTTCACCGAAGATGGCTGCTTCATCTAACAAGGCGATACCCACATTCATGCCTCGTAAGTTGAAGCCTTGTTCTGCTGACTTACATCTGATCACCACACCGTTAGGGAATGTGATTGTCATTGAGGAGTTATTGATCGCCGCGGGTGATAAACCGAAGTTCTCCAGACATGATTGTTTGAGTGGTGTCCAGATCAATGCCTGTATCATTGCCATTGTAGGAGCAACATACAGAAT